GCGCATGACCGTCAATCTTGCTGCGGCTATGGGCGTCACCCATTTTGCAATGATACATGACAGCTTTGGTTGCCATGCCGCTGACATCCCTACTCTCAACGGCTGTCTGCGCGAAACCTTTGTTGAGCTTTATCTGGATAATGATCCGCTGGAAAATTTTCGTGCGGAGACACAGGCAATGACCCAATCAGAATTGCCCGACACGCCAGCTAAAGGTGACTTGGATTTATCAGCTGTCAAAAATAGCGAGTTCTTTTTCTCGTAATGAGTTGTCAACTACCACTATTTCGAGAACGCCACTTTTGTTGGTTGCACCATAGCTATGAAAGGATTTTGCATGGCTAATACAACAACTGAAACGCTCATCACCCTCGCTGAATATTACCACAGATACGGCCAGCCCGTGCCTGTGGACGTTCTCTCCCGACTTCTGGAAGCGGGAATTGATGTTCAAAAATTTTCCCACTGATAAGGATAAAAACTATATGGCAAAACAGAAAAGCCCACGTATCGTTACTCCCAAAGGCATCGCCGTTTACCCTTGGCTCAACAAACCCGATACCAAATTCTCGCCCGATGGCGATTACAAGGTAACGCTTAAGGTTCCAGCCGAAACCGCAGCCCCCCTCATCGAACAGCTGGATAAAATTCTGCAAGAATACAAAGCAGAGGCTGTGAAGAAAGACCCGAAGGTTGCGCGAATGGCAATCAACGCGCCTTACGAAGAAGAAGCAGATGACCAAGGCAATCTGACTGGCAACTACCTGTTCAAATTCAAACAGAAGGCTGTCATCAACATGAAGGATGGCCGCACGGTAGACTTAAAAGTCGCTCTGCTTGATGCGTCACGCACCCCAACAGACGTTCTCGTCGGCGGCGGCAGCGAGATCAAAATAGCGGCAACGGTTTATCCTTATGCGATGAACACAACCAAAACCATTGGGTTAAGCCTACGCCCATACGCTGTGCAGATATTGCAGCTGGTTAAAGTAGGCGGTGGCGCAGCCGCTGATGTCTTTGAAGATGAAGACGGTTTCATTGATGACCACTCAGCCACCCAAGTTGCGAGCGCAAGCGTTGCGGAAGAGGCAAACGCTGCGGACTTCTAGGCTTGGCGGCGGGTCAATTACAAAATCAGATATACGCGCACACGCTCTGAAACACGGTTGGCGGTCAGGTCTTGAAGAAAGTCTGGCCGCTTATCTTTTTGATAAAGGCATTTTGTTTGAATACGAAAAACACAAGCTGACTTACACCGTGCCTCAACGGCAAGCGACTTATACCCCCGACTTTTACATAACGAACCGCAGCGGCAAGCAGATCGTTATTGAAACCAAAGGGCGCTTTGTAACCGCAGACCGCCAGAAGATGCTGCTCGTTAAAGAACAGCATCCTGACTTGGATATTCGGATGGTCTTTTCCAATCCCAATACCCGCATCTCAAAACAATCAAAGACAACCTACGGCATGTGGTGTCAGCGTCACGGCTTCCCCTACGCTGCCAAGGTTGTTCCAGAGGAATGGCTTAATGAATAAAGAAGATGTCAAATACATCGTTGTCCATTGCTCCTACACCCCACCAGAAATGGATATTGGCGTAGACACTATTGATAAGTGGCATCGCGCTAAGGGGTGGCTAATGGTCGGTTACCATATCGTTATCAAACGCGATGGAACCGTCGAGCAAGGGCGCAAACTCACCCAGCAAGGCGCGCATGTGCGTCGAATAAACAAGAAGTCTGTGGGTATCTGCCTGATTGGTGGCATGAATAGCGCCAAGGATGGCCCAGAGGAAAACTATACGGACGCCCAATGGGAAGCACTGCGCGAAACCATTGATGACCTAAAGGCAAACCACTTCCCTGATGCAGAAGTCAGGGGTCATGTGGATTTTGATAAGGGCAAAACCTGTCCAAATTTCGATGCCAACCATTGGTACGAAACCGCAGAAATCATCAGCAATCTTTGATGACCCAAGGCTCACCTTAATTGGTGGGCCTTTCTTTTTAGAACCCTGACAACAAGGAAAACTATATGTCTCAAACACAAATCGTAACCGACCACCTCAACACCTATGGCTCAATCTCGCCACTGGAAGCCCAATCAAACTATAACATCTGGCGCTTAGCCGCCGTTGTGAACCGTTTGAAAAACCGTGGGCTAAACATCAACAGCCGCATGAAGACCGCGCCTTCTGGTGCAAAATATGCGGTCTACTCGCTTGGATAATAGCGGGTCTGAATACCTGTACAAAGAAAGCTGCCCATCCTGTGGAAGCTCTGATGCCAGAGCCATCTATAGCGATGGGCATTCTTATTGTTTCTCTTGCCTCAAGCACACCAGAGGTGACGGGCAAGAGACATCCATCAAAGAGGTGTTTATGAAAACAGACTTGTTACCCGCTGGTGAAGCACAGGCTTTACCAAAGCGTGGTCTAACAGAAGAAACCTGCAAAAAATTTGGATACACTTTGGGTGAATACCACGGCAAGCCCGTGCAGATTGCCACGTACCGCAACGAACAAGGCGAACCCATCGCGCAGAAGCTGCGGTTTGCTGGCAAAGATTTCAAATTCATTGGCGATACCAAAAGCGTGGGGCTGTATGGCCAACACCTTTGGCGCAATGGCGGTAAGATGCTGGTCATCACAGAGGGCGAAATTGACTGCCTCTCTATGAGCCAAGTGCAAGGCAACCGCTTTGCCTGTGTGTCCGTTCCCACGGGTGCAGCTGGTGCAAAGAAGGCTGTGTCAAAGGCGTTAGATTTTGTTGAGGCTTTCGACAAGGTCGTGCTGATGTTTGACAACGATGCAGCTGGTCGCAGTGCGGCACATGAAGTTTCGTCAGTGCTATCGGTGGGCAAAGCAGCCATCGCCACCCTGCCCCTTAAGGACCTCAACGAAATGCTTGTCGCTGGAAAGCACAAGGAAATGATTGATGCCATGTGGGGCGCAAAGGTCTATCGGCCTGATGGGATTGTGGCGGGTGAAGACCTATGGCCCACCCTGATTGAAGACGATGATAAGCCCAGTATCCCCTACCCATTCAACAGTCTTAACGACAAAACCTTGGGTATGCGGCGCGGTGAATTGGTAACTTTGACCGCTGGTTCTGGCGTTGGGAAATCACAGGTTTGCCGTGAGATTGCCTACCACCTTCTCAATGCTGGTGAGGCTATCGGCTACATCGCATTGGAAGAAAACGTGAAGCGCACGGCCTTGGGGCTGATGGGCTTAGCGTTGGACAAACCCATTCACCTTTCAAAGGAAGGATTAGAAGAAAATGATTTACGGAATGCTTTCGAGTCTACCGTTGGTAATGGTCGTGTATATCTCTACGACCATTTCGGTTCTCTTGCTACGGACAACCTCCTCAACAGAGTGCGATACCTTGCCAAGGGCTGTGGCGTTAGCTGGGTTATCCTCGATCATCTCAGTATTGTTGTATCAGGCTTGGATGATGGGGATGAACGGAAGGGGATAGACGTTATAATGACCAAGCTGCGCAGTCTCTGCGAAGAAACTGGCATTGGTCTTATCCTAGTCTCACACCTACGCCGCCCATCTGGTGACAAGGGGTGGGAAAATGGCGTTGAAGTAACGCTCAATTCTCTACGTGGCAGCGCGTCCATCGCGCAGCTAAGCGACATCTGCATTGCAGTTGAACGCAATCAACAGGGTGAAAACCCAAACATCTCAACTCTTCGTGTTCTGAAAAACCGCTTCACTGGTGAAACTGGTGTGGCTGGCTTTGTTCATTACGACACCGCCACAGGCCGCATGGTCGAAGTGGCAGACCCTGACCTATTCAAAGATGAGGGCGACAGCGAAGAGGATTTTTAACAGCTAGTCAAAAAGGACAGCGATTTGAACCTACTCTTCGATATTGAAACTGATGCCCTAGACCCCACGGTTTGCCACTCCCTCGTTATGATAAACGTGGACAATGGCGTGGTGTATTCATGCGCAGACCAAGAGGGATACATTCCAATTCTTCTTGGTCTGACCATCCTTGAAACCGCCAACCGCCTTATCGGGCATAACATCCAAGACTACGACCTACCTGCTTTGAAAAAGTTGTACGGTTTTGAGTTCGACGGTGAAATTCATGACACCCTACTCATGTCACGGCTCATATGGTCAGACCTTAAAGACAATGATTTCAAATTTGTTGCCAAGCCCAAAGGTCAAGATTTCCCGCGCAACTTGATTGGGCTGCATAGCCTCAAAGCGTGGGGCCACAGGCTTGGAAATTACAAAGGTGACTTCGCATATACGGTGGAACGCTTCGCGCGCTGGTCGAAGGAAATGCAAGACTACTGCGAGCAAGACTGCCACCTCAACTTGGAACTCTACAATCTGATTATGTCCAAGTTTCCATCGCCTGATAGCGTGGCGCTTGAGCATGAATTTGCAGCCATTATTCGCAAGCAAGAACGCCAAGGTTTTGACTTTGACACAACAGCTGCGGACAAATTACTGGCAAAACTGCAAGGTCGCCAAGCCGAACTGGCTGGTGAGCTACAGGCATCCTTTCCCCCGTGGCAGATCAAGGAACCCTTCATACCCAAGGTCAACAATAAGACCCGTGGGTACGTGAAAGGCCAGCTGACATACAAGGTTAAGGATGTTGTGTTTAACCCCGCCAGTCGTGACCATATTGCCGATAGATTGAAAGCAATTCACGGCTGGAAGCCAAAGGATTTTACAAACTCAGGCAAACCCAAAGTTGACGAAGAAGTGCTGTCATCTTTGGAATATCCAGAGGCCAAACAACTGGTTGAATCCCTGCTTATCAATAAGCGGATAGGCCAGCTGGCAACTGGCACAAACGCTTGGCTCAAGCTGGTCAAGAACGGAAAGATACATGGTCGTGTGAACACAAATGGATGTGCCACACATCGATGCACCCACTCCAAACCCAACGTGGCTCAGACGCCATCTGTTGGAGCGCCCTACGGGTCAGAGTGCAGAGCCTTATTTCACGCGCCACAGGGTTACGCCCTTATTGGAGCGGACCTCTCAGGTTTAGAATTAAGATGCCTTGCACATTACATGGCCCGTTTCGATGGCGGGGCCTACGCCGAAGAAGTCGTGAACGGGGATGTCCATACTGCCAATCAAAAGGCAGCTGGGCTTCCAACCCGCAGCAATGCGAAGACGTTCATCTATGGATTTCTGTACGGTGCAGGCCCCGCAAAGATTGGGGCAATCGTGGGTGGGTCAGAAGTCGAAGGCAAACGCCTGATAAACAAGTTTATGAAAGCGACACCCGCTATCAAACTTCTACGTCAGGCGGTGGCTAAAACCCACAAGGCCAAAGGCTTCTTATCTGGATTGGATGGGCGCACTTTGCCCATTCGCTCTGAACATGCAGCGCTCAATTCTTTGCTGCAATCAGCTGGGGCCATTCTTTCAAAACGGGCCACGGTCATCCTTTACGAAAATCTCAAACGTGATGGTTACATCTTCGGTGAAGACTATGCGCTAGTCGCGCATGTCCACGATGAGGTGCAGCTTATTGCCAGAAAGGAAATAGCAGACATTGTCGGACAAGAAGCAGTCAGGTCCTTTAAACTTGCTGGTGAATACTATGACTTCCGATGCCCCATTACGGGCGAATACAAGGTCGGGGCGAACTGGGCAGAAACGCACTAAGCGTGACAGGCGCAACCATAGAAAGCGTGACTTGGTCACATACAAAGGCGGGTTATGTGAACGCTGCAAAACACCAGCACACCCCGCCGCTTTTGATTTTCACCACCAAAACCCTGCGGATAAATCCTTCCGCTTGGCTCACAGCAACATGGATTTAAGCTGGCAACGGCTGACCACAGAGGCAGACAAATGCCACCTCTTATGCGCGAACTGTCATCGCATCGTGCATTACGAAAAAGAACAAAAGTTCTTCAAAACATAACCTTCAAAAAGGACACATATGATCGACGTACAGTTCATGCACAGCATGGGCGGCGATGACTTAGTCGTTGACGCAGCCCGTGTCTCATTTTCAAAACAGGCAGATAATTATGGACCCCAACAAAACGAACGCCTCATTCAGTTTCTCGCAAGGGAACAACACTTTCACCCTTTCAGCCACCCTCAATGTACCTTCCGATGTTCTGCGCCCATCTTTGTGGCCCGACAGCTGGCCAAGCACCAAGTCGGGGGAACATGGAACGAAGTCAGCCGACGATACATCAAGTCAAACCCAGAATACTGGAAGCCAGACTTCTTCAGAGCCAAAGCGGAAAACGTCAAGCAAGGCTCAAGCCTAGAGGCGCACCGCAGAAGCGAAGAGTTTGTCGAGGAATACCACGACATCTGCATTGATGCGATTGCCACCTATAACAAGATGGTTGCCCTTGGCATCTGCCCTGAGCAAGCCAGAGCAATCCTACCACAAGGCGCAGTAACAGAATGGGTATGGACTGGTTCCTTACTGTTCTGGGCGCGTGTGTTTGACCTGAGGTCATCACAAGAAACCCAACTAGAAACCCGTGAATTTGCCGACCTGCTTGATGAGCAGATGGGCGCTTTATTCCCCATAGCTTGGAAGGCTTTAACAAATGGATGATGAATTTGAGTTTGATGGAGAAGTCAACGTGTTTGCCTTCGCGCACACAGTCGGAAAACTCTGTGAAATTGGCGACAAACTACAGGACGAAACTTTCAAAAATATGGTTCACGATGCTGCTTTGGTGTGCCTACAGCGGCTTGTAGAACCCAGCAAAGCTGCGGACCTGCATGTCATAACGGGGCGTAAGCAATGATGTATTTAGTAGATGCAGACATTGTGGCGTTTAAAGCAGCGGCGGCTGTAGAACGACCCGTTCAATGGGATGATGATTTGTGGACCCTTCACGCATACGAAAGCGAGGGCATAGATTATTGCACCCAATACTTTGATAGAATTTTAGCAAAGCTGGGGGATGCAGACTTCCAGCTTTTCCTTACCGATAAAGAGAATTGGCGAAGGGATGTGCTGCCCAGCTACAAGGCCCATCGCAGCAATACCCGCAAGCCACTCATCTTGTCTGCGCTTAAGCAGCACATGCTGGAACACTGGTCTGCGGTTATGGTTCCAACGCTGGAAGCCGATGACCTGCTTGGCATCACAGCGACAACGGATGCTGATTGCATCATCGTGAGCGAAGACAAAGATTTGCTTACAATCCCCACGAAGGTTTTCAATCCAGCCAAGGATGAAGAACCAAGGCA